ATCTTTCTGGTTGATATCTCTGTGCGTTTTTAACTTTTACTGAACTGGTTGAGTTTGGATAAATGTTATGAACGATTGCACCTGGATATTCATCTTGCAGTTGTTCTGCAAGATCATTCTTACTCATCATCTTACCTTCAACTTCCATACGATAGATCTTACCCTGCCAAACTACATCTGCAATAAAAGATTCTTTGACTGGTTCGGGTTGGGTTTCGGAACCATTGATGTAGAGATTTCCGTTGAAATCTCCAGAGATGTTAATACTTTCTGATAAAAATTGTTTAAAGGATTTCATTAGTTACAGTTCCAACGACGAAGGGCTTTGTTGATTCTGGAATCTGGATCTCTGGAAGTTTTTGCTGAAGTCAATTTTGACTTCATACCTTTCATTCTTCTGCAAAAAGACTTACGACGTTCTGCTCTTTTACCAGAAGGATTTTTTTCAGTTACCGCAGTTTGTAATTTAGAACCTGGATTTTCTCTACGATATGCATTAACTGCTTTTTGACTTAAACCATCAGTCTTGTCTTTGCGATTGACTGATTGCCAATCTTCACTAAATTGAACTTGTTCTCCATATGGTTTCACGTATTTTTTGGATGGGCCTAAAGATGCTGATGATCCACCTTGAGGACCAAATGCTTGAATTAATGGTTGACCCGGTTGAAGATCTGAAACAATATGATTTACTACAATTGATCCTGGATAAACTTTTTGAAGTTCTGTATTAATTTCTTTACGACTTGGAATTTTTACTTGAGGGAAAAACATTTTTAAAGAATAATATTTCCCTCTCCAACTTAACGTTATCATCACAACATTACCAGTTTGTGCTTGTAAACGGGTTGCTTCTTTGATCTGTGATTTAAATCCTTTAATTGGTTCCGGTTTAATTACATCAATTACTTCTGCAAAAGTATTTCCATTTGCATCTTGTATGGTAATTTCTTCAGACTTATTTCCCCAATTTGAAGCACCTGCTTTGCGACACTTCACAAGAGCACCAGATGCATAAGCAGAAGGCCAAACCCTATATCTTGATTTTACTTTATGGTAACATGCATCTTTCTTTCCACTACTTTTACCTTTAATGTCTTCTTCAGACATTGCTTCTTCTGGAACACAATTAGGAACAACTTTTTTTCCCTTCTTTTTCATTCCAACCTGTTTATATCCAGACCAACATGCTTCATCTACATCATGTTCACCACTATCAATATAGTCGGCAGCAGTGTCCAAGTAATCTGCTGCTTTAGTAATTTTTGATTGTACCCATGCCTCAATATTTCCTTCACCTTTCATTTTTTTCTTCAGTCTTTGGGCAGCATTAATAATTGTGGCAATTTCAGATCTAGCCATTGAGTACTCGTGGTCTTTTGCTTCTTTCATTTCTTTCTTTGGTTTATCTGTCGAAACATAAGTTGGTTTAGATGCACCAGATTTTTGTTGTTGTCCTGGATCTGCTGCTTTTTTTCTTCCGGAAGCAGAACGCCTTTCTGCTGGCGTCATACTTGCTCTTTTTTCGGAAGAAACGCACTTTGGAGTTCCTTCTCCAGGTTCGTCACTTGCACAAGTACCACCAGTTACGACATTTACCCAACCAGGTTTTCCATCTTTCGATTTCGAAGATTTAAACCATTTGTGCAAAGAACCTTCATATGCAAGACCTCTCTTTGTATGCTTAACTTCTCCCTTATATTTTGACATCATTTTTTTTGTGATTGCCGTACTTGTTGGCGGCAATTCATCCGGAATTTTTTTATTTGGATTGTCATATATATCCACATCACCATCATTGTCACGATCAACATAATGAACTGTTGTATCGTGAACTATGTGCTTTAAATCAACATTAGGGTCCAACGGATGTTGTTTTCCTTTTAAATGTGGTGTTTTATGGGAGAACTTAATTTTTTTCATTCAATTGGTTTTGATTTAGTTTCTTCGCCTTTTGCTCTTTTTTTTTTCTTCCCGCACAATGAGCACGTTGAGAAAATCCTTTGGGATTAGAGCAATCAATACTCTTTTTATATTTATTGCTCCACTCTTCTTGAAAATCTTTAAATGTTTTCATTTTGAGTTTGTTGCTTTAAAAGTTTTGAAAGTTCTGCTGTTGATCCAACAAATAATGCATTTGTAACGTTTGTTGGACCTCTGACTTGTTTATCTTCTTCAACTTCTTTGAGTTTCTTCTGCAAATCCATTAACTTATCAGTTGCATCAGCAACATTTTTAATTAACTGTCCTGCAACTTCATATGCCCTTGGCATTTCACTTTCTTGTGCCAATTCAAGAATTCCATTAATTGCTTCTTGACCTTTTTCTATAATTGAGTATAAATTTCCTCTTGTATATTCATAATCCTTTTTAATATCTTCTGATGATGAAGATATTTTTTCTATAGTCTTATCAACGGATAGTTTTTCTGAAGACACTATTTCTCCAGTTACGTTAAAAGTGTCATTTAAGTCATCAAATTTTTTTGTCATTTTCATGAAACCACACCACTAAATCCAAAGTCATCGCCTTCTTCAACTAAAGCATTATCTGCCGTTGTGATTGATTTAACTTCAGCTCCAGCAACGTGCGCTGTAATTTGAGTTGAGTCTCTTCCTCTTTCTACTAAAAGTTTATTTCCAGTTATTGATTTTACATAAATTTCTTCACCTTCAATGTCCAAATACACACCTTGAGTAATTTCAGATCCGCTATTCACTTCAAATACAGTATCTGTAGCAGAAACGTCGGCAGATAGGTTAGTTAATACAGTTCCTGTATAATTCTTAATTGCTCTTGGTTCAACAGAATAACGCAAATCTCTTGCGGAAAGTTGAGATTGTTCTCCAGCAATGAGAGTAACAGTTGACTTCTTGATAATATCTTTGTTGGCAGAAGATACGGGACCAAAGAGATAAGTCTTTGCAGTAAATCTTAAAGTATAAATTAATGCTCTTCTTGTGGTATAATCACCTTCGTAGTCATCTTGCATTGTGATGTTATCCAAATTCACTGCAACATCTCTTTTTTCAGCCATGCTTGAAACTAAATCAACTGTAAGGCTATAATGTGGTTGAAAATACGGCAAAATTTGTTCTATTATTTGAAGTGCGTCATCATTCAACTTGCAAATAATAGACAATTCAAAAATCATATTATATGGAACTGGCATGTATGACTTTTTAAAGTCTGTTCCATCATTTGGATTTGTAGTTAAAAAAGTTTGAGTTGTGGTAACCTTTCTTGAAGAATCGTAATTAACTCCTGTTAACTCAAATGACATTCTTGGCAGTGTAATTTGAGTTGATTTGTTTAAATCTGGAGATTGCTCTAAACGTGCCAGAAATTTTTGAGTTGGACCATATGCTAAAGGAACTTTTATAATACTAGTAATATTTCCAGAGGAATCTACCTTTCTTATAGAAATATCATTGAATAATGATCCAAAAGCAATTACAGTTTTTCTAAAAATTTCGTGATAAAAATACTCAAACATTTTATTATTAAATTTTAGATTTAACTATTTAACACATCTAGAATTTATGGCATTCCAAATGGGTTTGTTTCTGTAAAATCAATTATGGAATCTGATGCAATTTCAATGTTATCGTTATCAGCATATCCATCATTGGTTGCAAAGGTATCTATTATTCTTATAACTCTTGATGCTCCAGATTTCGATCCAACTACTCTGTCACCAACTACAAAGACCCCAGAAACATTTGAAATTTGCAATTCATTTGTTACAGAATTCCAACTTCTTACTCTTGCAGTTACACCACTGGATGATCCCGTAATTATTTCATTAAATACAAAGTCTCCATATGAAGTTGATCCGACTCCAACGTTATTAATTACAATTGATGGAGCAATGCTGTAACCAAGTCCAGCGTTTGTAATTCTTATTGATGTGATAGTTCCAGCAGAACTTACTACAGCAGTTGCAGCTGCTGACACAGTTGCAACTCCAGATAAAAATACCTCATTTGTAAATGATACGGATGGGGAAGAAACATATCCTCCACCACCGTTTGTAATTGCAATCGTTCCTAAAACACCATTACCTATTGATGCTGTAGCAGCTGCTCCCGATCCACCTCCACCAATAAATCTGATGGTTGGGACTGATGTATATCCATAACCGCTGTTTACAAGTGGAGCACTTTGAACTGACTTGCGATTTGGATCAATGTTGCTGTTACAAACAACAACTCCAGAAATAAGTTGAGCAGTTGCTATTCCTGTAAGACCACCAGTTGGTGCAGAAGATATAGCTACTCTTGGCGCAGTAAGATAACCTCCACCCCTATTTGTTACCGTAATAAATCTTATTCCACCATTGACAATGTTTACTGTTGCTGTTGCTGATGATGCAGTTCCAACAAGAGTTAATTTTTGAATTGCTCCAACAATTATTGGATCAGTATCATTATCATCTCCTGGAGTTGGTTCTAAAGTATCATCAATTTCATCAATACTAGTATCAATAATTTCATCTTCATAACGAAATAATTCACATCTCAATTCATAAGTATAGTTTCCCTGGAGTTGGTAAAATGGTTTTTCATGCTCAACGTATTTTATTTCAAATAATCTATCGCCCAATGGAAAATAAACCAAATCACCTTCTTTTGGTCTGGTGTATAATTTAATATTGCTTTGATTTTTTATAAGTGGGGAAATATAAGTCTCAAATCTTTCTCTTGATATGGTAATTGTCAATTCATTTAAAGCTTGAATTCCAAATTTGGAAAGAATGGTTGGATTATTTCCATATCCATCATAATTTTCAACATATGCTTCAATTGGATATGCATTATCAAATTTTGATTCTATTAATTCCCTTATGACTGTTTTTTCGGTGATATACTTTCTTGGCAAATAATAAACTTCAACACCATACATTCTCAACTGTTCGTTAATAAGATCTTGAACTAAACCTTGTTCAGTTTTTGATCCTTGAAGGAAAAAGGGGTTTAACATTAGCCTATCATGTCAAGTGGTGGAAGTTCGTAACTATTTGACATTTTTTCCATTAAAATATCAATTTCTCTTTGAGCATCCTCATATATTTGTCTTCCATTAAGTTCTACGCCGCCAGGGAGTTTTACTCCTTGAAACTTAATAAGATTTTGTCCCCATTGTTTTTTAATCAATGAAGTTAAATATTGCTTTAAAAATGAATCATTCCAAACCCTAGAGTAATCATTTGGGTCTAAAATTGCATAACAATCAATGATAATATAGTCTTCCACACTAACAGATGACCAATCAATATCAAGATAAAGTCTATCCTGGCGTTTGTTAAATCTTATTTGCTTTTGGGTATTTAATAAAAAGTCCAGGTCTTCAAGATATGTTTTTACCATAGCGTAACTTAAGAGTTCAATTGTTCCCCAATAATAAATATCGTTCAAAAACAATTGGTACTTAACACTAAACATATTATTTGTGATAGTATTAGAACCATCAAATCTAAAAATTTTATTGACTCCAATTACGGATGGAGGCACTTGCAAATAGTTGCTATTTTCTTCAAAAGTGAATGTTGTTGTTATTCCAGCAATAGTTGTAGTTGCAGTTGTAGTTGCAATACCAACAGGATTGTTTCCTCCTCTTGCTCTTCCTCTATCAATATCTGCTTGAGTTAATTTATATTTAAAAAATGCGGGATAAACACCATCAAAATGTCTTTCCTGAAAAAATTGAACTGCATCATCAACTAAATCATCTATTTGCTCATCTGCAACATTAATTTCTAAAACTGGCGCACCAAGTTTTCTTTTACAATAATCTATTAACTCTTGCCTTGTGTTTGGTTGCGCCATTTTAATTTTGTTCCCTCAAAATATTTATGGAATGGTGGTTTATTATAATTTGGCTAAATCTGCAACAACTTCTTGTTGTTTTAAGTATAATTTGCAGTAGCATTTTGCTACATTTCTCAAAGTATCTAAATCTTCAATTTCGTCTACTTCAGAACAAAATTTAAAGAACTCAAAACTTTTTGATAAATTTTTAAGTTCTATTTCATTATGATCCATTTACCAAACTCCTTAATAGGTTTTTAATTTCATCTAGGTCATTTTTCATATTAGCGAGATCGGACTCAAGAGATTGTACTTTTTCAATTTCTTCATTTTTTTTGTCTCTTTTAGAGATATACTCTTGATATTCTGTCATGTTTGTGTTAATAATAGAATTGGTTCTTGGATCTCTTTTTAAATGATTGTGACCCTCTACAGAGATATAGTCCATTTTATGCCAACGCAATAGTTCTCAAATCCTTTATTCTAGGTACATATACTTGACTTGATGAAGTAGCTATGATCTTAATTCTATATGATCTAAATGGTGGAAGTTGATCTGCAGTAAATGAATATTCTGCATAATCTAAATTCTCTGATATAAATCCAAGTTTTGATGATGGTTGAATATAGAAATCTGGATGACCAGTACTGTTGGCAACATCATAAGTTCCAAGAGAAAGATTTTCATAACCTACAAATGGTCTGTAAATTGCAGAGAATCCTTCCTTTTCGCTAATAGCATAGAATGCTCTTATATCAGAATAACTATTGACGTGTGCATTCAAAAGCAACTTGAGAGAGGTTGCTGGATTTTCAAGAGTAATTTCTTTACTAATATACTGGAATGCATGTGGATCCTCTGTAGCAGAATTTACTCTATTATCTGTAATGTATTCCTGATCAGTAAATGGCTTGTTAATCCTATTTGATGTAAGAATTAAATTAACCCTTTGGAGATCAATTACAGGACTGATTCTTGCATTACTTGTTTCCAAGACAAGTCTCATATTAAGAGATTTGTTTCCTGGTAAATTTTCGAGATAATTTGACTCGTTTATATTTGAATAAATTGCTCTTGGTGAAGTGAAATAATTTGTTGTATTGAGAGTAATAGATTGGAATCCATTATCAACATGAGGAATTTCATTTCCTCCCAAACTTACAGAACTTACAGTTCTTACTAATGCTCCTATTGAGGTTCCAGTTACTGTTGTATTGTGGACTTGTGGTGTGATTAATTCATAAGGAATATTTTGTGTTGCTTTAATATCATTTCCTCCTGCAGATTTTGTATCATTTACAAAAAGTTTCAGGAATCCACTACCATCTGATCTTCCAGTGCTTACAGTGCTTGGTCCCATATCAAGTTTAATAGTATAACTATCAAATGATATTGGATCTTCAAGAGTAACATCTTCTAGGTTGTGAGTTTTGTTAATTCTATTCAACGAAACTCCACTCAATTCATACTTATAAACAGGTGTTCCTGCTGGATACGTTTTAACAGTACTTCCTGCACCTAAAGCTGCACCAACTGCTCTTGTAATTTGTCCTCCAATTGATCCTGTCGAAGTTTCTGTATAAGAAATAACTTCATTTCCTATGAGCAAATATCCACGATTAGTTGTTCCAACTCCAACATGTTCAAAAGATGCAAAGTTTGTTGAATCTGCAACAGGAATTGATCCTGTTGAATTTGAAGCATACTCTGAAGTTAAAATTGTTGGAGTAACATCAGGCATTACATTTGAAATGGTAACTCTATTTTCATTAAAATACATTCCATGATTTTTATGATTTACCACTACATGTAAACCGTCAGTAATGTTAGTAACACTATCAATTGTTACTAAACCACCATTTAATGCAGTTGTTATTCCAGAATTGTTAATGTATCTAACTGTGTTTCCAGCACCACTGGTAGCAAATTCTCCTTGAACATTGTCCAAAATAAGAGTGTTTGTATTCGCAATAGAGACAAGAGATAATCTCATATCTCTTCCAACAGAACTGATGCCAAGTGTATTGACTGTAAACACATCTCCAACCTGATATCCAAATCCAGGATTAGAAATAGTTGCTGCAACTGCTACTCCGTTTGAAATCGTGATATTTGCGGTTGCATTTGCTCCAGATCCTGTAACATTAATCAAGTTGACATTGGAATATGTTCTTGCTCCTGCTCCAATAGCTGGAGTGTATCCAATTCCAGAATTAATAATATTTAAATCACCAGTTGCAATTCCCGCATTACCAACATAGTTTCCATATGCCCCAGAACTTGTTTGTAGTACTGTATTACCAAGTGTTAATCCAGAATCTTGAACTGATGCTCCTAATCCAATTCTAACTCTTCTTGAAGTAAGAGCAAGAGAATTTGGCATTAAAGTTGCAACTTGGTTATTACCAAGAGTTAAATTTGGATTATAAAATTCTACTGATCCACTGTTACTAAAGTCTGCTCTGTAAAGAGCGAACTTCAGATCTTCCCACTGACTTGCTTCCCATGTAGAGGCATTTTGTGACTTGAAGAGTGATCCAAGATATGGTTGTTGTGCGACAAATGCTTGAGTTATTAAATCATTTTCGCCAACCCTAGAAATATAAACTTTATATTTTGTTGAAATTGCAGCAACACAAATTGCATATTCAGTCTCACCCTCCAAATAAACAGGAGCACTAAATCTAAATGTAGTTGGAACAGATCCATCGGTGGAAACATTAACTTCATCTGGATTTAAAACAACTTCAGAGAAAGGAAGTATATTTGTTGTTGGATATCCACCCTTCATCGTTCTAATTTGAAGAGTTACGGGCATACCCATATCATCTTTTTCTTGGAAGAATACATCACATTTTGTAATGAAAATTCCAGACTTGTCTTCAACCAAGAATGATTGTGCAAGAGGATCATACCAAATAATTCTACTATCAGCTCTACTGATTGAATCAACTTGTCTTGTTCCAACAACTTGAGAACTTACAAGACGATCTACATTTCTAGATTCTGGTTGAACATCTCTAGTTTGAATTCTTGCATTTCTAATTGAAATAATGTTCTCTTGAATTGTTTCAATAGTTCCGCTAGATGTAAATCTTTCAGTTGCCATCGTTTGTGCAGTGGCAAAATTATTAGTAGAATCATTGATTAATGTAAGAACTTTTTCTCCAGTTGAGAATCTTGGATTTGCTTGTATTGTTGGATCTGGAACAAAGAAACTTCCAATCAAAGTTGCAGAAATATCGGAAATAAGTCTGACATTTGATATAGTTGCTTGTGCCCCACTTGTTTGTCCAACAAGTGTCATACCTTGCTCAACATATCCTCTATATTCTGGATTATCATTCATGCTCGCAAGAGATGCAGTATCAATATTCAGAATAGTTGAAGTTGCAGAATATGTTGCTGGGATTGTTTGATCTCCAGAAACATATGGATTTACGGTGTAAACTTTTGTTGGTAAATTATATGGTCCAGTCTTATGATTTGATTGAGCAACTCTAAAGTTTATTTTTGCTCTAGAAGCACCATTTGTTACCGCAGTTCCATTAGTTCTAACTTCTCCAATAACTTCTTCTCCAACCTGGAATGTTCCAGAGATCATACTAATTTCAAGAAGTTTTGGTGTACAGTATTTTGTTACATCGACTCCATCAAAGAATGCATAAATTCTTGAATTTGGAAGAAGACGATTAGAAACAAATTGAATGTTTCTAGATCTCATTGTCGTTATAATACTTCTATCAACAACTCTATCGCCAGTAGAAACTCTATCAAAATATTCGGTAAATTCTGTTCTAGTTCCCGTTCTAGTTTGAATTCCAGTCTCTCTTACTTCTTGGAAAGTATCTTCCCAAACTTGAGTTACTCTATTGAAGTTCCATACACCACCGGTTAATCCTCCATTACCACCAAAACCTCTTGCACCCCAACTTCCGCCTTGCTCACCAGCATCAACGTTTCTGTTTCTTCTTGGATTTGTTGTAGTTGTTTCGCCAGTCCAAGTTGTTGACCATGCACTCCAAACCGTTGGAGCAAATCCAGTATTTGGATCAACACCAAAATCTCTAGTTGCTCTTGACAGTGTTTCTGCATAGTTACCTTCAACCTGCTGAACATTTGCCTCAATTCTATTTGGTGTTACCCAAGTATCAGATGCGGGGGTTAATTCAAGAGTTCCGCTCCAAAAACTTACAAGATATGGAGTTACGCTTTCTGAACGAGTTGCAAAGTTTTGGCGTAACCATTCTACTTCTCTATAATCTAGAGTAAGCACATCACCATTTCTTCTAACGTTTGTTCCCTCTGGATCTCTAAAAGATGCATCAGATGCTGCATTAATTCCAGTAACTGGTCCAAGCGACAAATCAATAGAAGTTGTATAATGAGATGGACGAAGTTCTTTATTTCTTGGATCAATACTATTTTTAATTGGAACACCGTCTTCTTGTGTTAAAGTATTTGTAAAATTATCCACATAAAAACCAGACTTAAATCTGTTCAATCCATTTGAATCTGGAACAAAAAGATTTGCAGTGTTTGTCTCTAATAAAGATAGAGATGTGTAATACTCAAGATTTTTAATTCTTCCTTCAAGTTTGTTGATATCAACCATTCTATATCTCTTGTAATCCAAGAAAGACACAGATGCTTGAGCAACATTATAAATGTAAGGTGGTAAAGTGATTTGAGCTATTTCTAATGAATCATCAATAGGAACTGGCAGTTCGGGAGTTTCTGATGGAACTCCATATTGAACTTGGAACTTACCTTCTTTTGATACAAAAATTCTATCAATTCTTCCCAAATAATATGCAAAACTTATTTCAATATTTTCGTCAGATGCCAGAATATTTGGAGCAGAATTTCCAGAAGCACTAAATGTTCTACCTAAAAATTCCAATGGAGATCTTGATCCAAGCGTTGTTGAATAATTACTAACCCTTGGTCTAATATCAATAATGTCCGTATTTCTTAAACCATTAACTGTTTTAATTTCATTAGCATAGTCAAATGAATTATAAGATTCTTTAGTTGTTATATCTCCAGTGTCAGCGGATTCATAATACCCATTTGAAAAATATACTTTAATTTTTCTTGATGGAGCCTGCGCTTCAGGTTTTCTGGTAATTCTACCATAATCATAGAACGTTGGACTTTGCCCAGTTTGGAAAGTATAATTGAATGAAATGTCCGAACTTGAGAATGTTGTAGAACTAATAGTGCCAAGAATTCTTGACTCTTCAAAAATTACATTTTCTCCATTGATAAAATTGCCTTGATTTCTTACGATATATTCAATTTGATAATCTGTTGTTCTAGATGCAACATAAGCAACGGCATTACTTGTTTGTCCTATAATTTTTTCACCAATAATAATGTCACTGGTTCTTCCTGAAGGACCATTCAGTGAAGTAAACGTCATTAATGGAGCAGAAGGAGTATCTGAATTGAGTGACTCATAAATTGCTAGAATTTCAATAACATCTGGTGTATTCAGAGAAATAGTTTCATCTTCGACACGAGTTCCATATGGATAGTTACCATATGTTAATCCATTATTTAAACTTGTGCTTCCAATTCCAGATCCAACATATTTTGATTTATCAACAATAACACTATTGACTCTATTTTTGTACTTCACCTTTGAAGAAATTTTTTCTTTTCTTCTTGTTGTAATTAAAGTTGCATTACCACTCGTATCGTCAGCACCGAGATTGAAAATTTGAAGTTGCTTTCCGTTGGCAGAAATTGAAATTTTGTCTCTTGTTAAAACTTCAGAAGTTCCATCTGAACGAACGAGACTATATCTTTCTTCATCAAATGGTAAGAATATTTCATTTGCTCCTGCAACAAGAGTTGCTCCAAGTTGATTTCCTTCAATGGTGACATTATCTACTTTACGAATTGTAAGATTTGCTGTTGTAAGATCTACAGTTGCAATATTTCTTTTTGGAAGAGGTGTAAACAAACTGTTATCAACAGAAGACTCTAAACTAGTCTTTTGTAGTGTAAAATCTGATACTTGTAAAGTTGATGCTGGAAGAATTGATGAGGTAATACCTGTGACTGTTCTAACCGCTGCAATTTCTATTGAGGTTGTTCCAACACTTACAACGCGAGCAAAAACAGGATTTGGGAGTGAAGTATCAGTATACGTTACAATATTAAATGGGTTGAAATTATTGGAATTAAACGCAGGAACGTTTGACCTAACAGTGCTAGTGTTCAAAACATAGCTAATTGTAGAAGCTGTTCCAGAGATTGCATCAGAAACTCCAGTAAATGTTACTGCATATCCAGAAAGGATATTTGAAACATTTGTTATTGATACTGCAGATCCAACAATCATTGATGAAACGTTTCTGAAAGTAACAGCTGTACCAGAATTAATGGAATATGCTACAGTTGATCCCGTCCCAATGAAAACAAAACTATTTCCAACAGAAACAATAGAAACATTTGTTAATCCAGCACCAACACTCATTGAGGATCCTGCCCCAATTCCTGTTCCTGTAGTAAATCCAATAAAGATTTGAGTTGATCCGATACTAACAGTTTGTGATAATGCTGTAGTGTATCCAACGGAAGAAGTATTTGCCGTACTAATTGTGACAAAGTTACCATAAATTCCATTAATTGCAACATTTGTCAAAGCTGCAGTAGTTCCAACACCTGTTACCGATATTGTGCTAAAAGTTGATATTCCTGAAGTGTTTGCAACAAAAATTACGGTAGAACCAAAACTAACAACCTCTGAAATTGTAGAAGTTGTTGTAATTCCCGAAATTGTTGATGCAGTTCCAATTTGGAAAAATGTAGATCCTACTCCAACAACTCTTGCATCTGTAATAGCGATTCCAGTGGGAGTATTTGGAGAAAAGACTGATACTGAACTTCCAATAGAAACTCCAGTTGTAAATCCAACATAGAAAATTGTAGATCCTACAGAAACATCTGAAGTTAAAGTTGTTTGTAACCTTGTTCCTGGAGTAGTGGACGCTGAACTTATATTAACATAAGTTGCTGACACAGAAACAATTCTTGCATTTGTGTATGCAATTCCAATTGATATTGAGTCTCCTACAGATACGTTTGCTGTTGATGACAAATAAACTGATGTAGAACCAACACCAACATTTTGAGTGAGAGTTGGGTTAAGATAAGTAATGTTTGAATTATATTTTGCTGCAGAAATAGTTGCCAGTCCAATAACAATGTCATTAGATTGAATTACATCTGCACTGAAAGTAGATGCCGCACTTACTTGACCATAAACTGACTTGACATCTGCAATTGAATATGTTGTTACTGCTACTGCAACTCTTGGATTTTCAATTCCATCAAAAATAAAATTTTCATTTTTGATAAATTCTCCAGTTTTTTGATATACTGTTAATGTTGTTTCTGCATTAACATTATTTCTTAAAAATCCAGTAGCTCCACTATACTTTCCTTTGATGAATGTCGGAGTAGAAAGAGTTATTGGTTCGTTTAAAGTAATTTCAGTAAAAGTTTGTACATCATAAAGTGATACATTCCACTTATTTCTGTTTAGATTGTCGGCATCATATTGACCGGATTCTAATTTAAAATCATAAACTCTTGCTAGTCCAATTTCTTTTCCAGATGCTTGAACTGCAGGTGCTTCCGATGCTCCATAAGAAGCAGCAAATCCAACTCTTTCATTTCTCAAACTTAAGACAAAAGTATTTCCAATACCAATGACTGGATTACCATATACCCTATTCAAGGAAATAGTTGGACCAGTATAGTAATCAATCAGTTGGTTATTTAAACTTTTTGTTGCTCTTGGTTTTGGTGAATCGAGATATGTTGGACTAATTGTTTCTACTTCATATCCTCTAACAAGTGCTTTTCCTGGGGAAATTTGATATAAAGCCAAACCATCTGAAGGAACAGATCCGCCATCAGTTGTTTGATTTGAGGTAAATACTCCATTATTCCCCAAATTGTCATTTAAAGACTCTTTTACGGAAACTGCAAATGGAGAAACGTAATAATCTCCAGATTCCTGATATGTTCTTCTTGCTAATTCTTCAGATAAACCTCCAAGATTATTATTCTTGGATAGAGAGCGCAAAACTCCAGCATTTACTGTAGCAAGTTCAACGAAATCATTATCGTTGAAATCATTCAAACTCTTTTTATAAAGTCTAGCAGTAATTTTTAATCTATCTGCTCCTGGAGCAGAAAAATTGTTAAATCCTCTTGAATTGTCATTTAAAGTAGGATCTAAATCAGAACTAACAACTTCTTCTCTTAAAAGAAGACCTATTCTATAAGAAGGTGTACTTGCATATTGATCTAAAAGAATAGTCTCATCCTGAACGGCAATAAATTGTCCTTTTGCAAAATAAACGCCGTTTGTAATGGAAAATGCGGAGGCAATAGAGGTGCAATTTAATGAAATTGTTGATCCAAATGGTTCTCCCGCCGCAATAACTCTTCCTCCAAAAGATACGGTTTGGTCAAGAGTTAATAGTTCACCATCTGCAAAAAATGTTGTTTCATTATCAACTGTGCTGGATCCAATATAGCTGATATAAAGAGTAGCATTTCCTCTTTCTGATTGATCTGCTCTCAAATAGTTTTTAACAACGGCAGTTACCCCAGATGATCTCCCAGTAATTTTTCTATCTACTAATTGTGGAAGATATTGAGATAAAGTAATTCCAAGATATTCGTTACTAATCTCTATAGCATGGTAGATATTGTTATACGCAATATTTCCCGGTATTACTTTTGCACCTTCTTTGAAAAAGTGCTGTCCAAATTTTTCAATTTGATTTTGCAGTATTGACTGCAATGTTGTCAATTCTCTTGCCTGTATTGGATACCCAGGTTTAAACAATACTCTATAATAATCCTTATTTGGATCAAAATCATCAAAATATGGAGCTACGTTTAAATTAGTTTCCTGTGGCATAGTCTTTTAGAATTGCAAAATGATTTTGATATCTTCTTTTTGATTTGAAGACCTAGTTATAGATGGTCTGTTGTCAATGTAAATAATATTTCCACTATATTTTTGAACTTCTGGCTCAGAAATACCATTAGTAAATTCTTGACCCAAATAGTAGGTCCTATTATTTATTACCGTAGAAAGACCACTAAAAGAAGTGTGAATCGCTAAAGTGCTTGCTGCACCAACGATACTTATAGATCCTGTATTTGCTGGAGATCCTGTAAAACGGTGTAAAGTGTAACCATACGTTGGAGAAGTATTTTGGGTTCCATTCGTATTAAAACCTGCAAAGGTTCTGTCCTGCCAATATTTTAAAACTCCAGTTGTTGAATCATAAGAGATAACTCTACCAACAGCCGTGGATCCAACTCCAATTGTTTGGGTTATGTAACTATCCGCTGAAAATGTTGCTGTTGTATAGTCTGCTCCAGTTAATTTTATTGCATACACAGCACTTGCTTTTTCTAAAGTTAAATTGTCGGTAGTTGAATTTAAAACTTTAGGACTTTCAACGATGCCAATTCTAGCAATTTCATTTCCTGTTATAAAATCTGGATTTGATGTATCATTTTCAATCCTGCTATAAATCAAAACATTTTTTGCACCCAATTCTCTATAAATATCGGCGCCATGACCTCCTTGTGGAGGTATAATTACATTAAAAGATGGTGCTGATGTTCCTACCGGAATTTTTCCAGTTAAATCTAAAGTTCCAAAGGTATATCCACTACCTCCACTCGAAACTGTTACAGATTCTACTTTTTGGTCATTGTTAATAGTTACAATTGCTTCTGCACCACGCCCATCCCCTCTGATAGGAACTCCTGTATAAGTTCTATTTGCAGTTCCTACACCAACGCCTCTATTTGTAATTGTAACTATCTTTATTTGACCACTTGTTGCCGCATTATCTCTTACTGCAGCGACATCGGAATTTGTTGCCCAATCAATAGGGACTGGCATATAATTTGTAGTATCAAATTTAATAATATCACTTGGCTTTATTGTATAAAGATACTTCCAAATATACCCATCGCCACTAGATCCAGCTTCTCTTGGTTCCAAATCAATAAAAGTTGGTTCATCAAGAGAAGGTCTTCCCTCTGGATAATCTGGACTGGTTCCATTATGTAAGCAAATATAAACTCTATAATCACTATTCATCACATAGTAGTTTGCATCATACAAACTAAATGCATTTGATGGTTTTGATCTATTTTCTGCTCTAATGTCATGACGATACATATCATATGTAATACCAGATTGCCAAGCAATTTTTTTGATTACTGGTTTTACATCTGAAGGAGTTATTTTCTTCAGAGCAATCATTGTATCCCAATAACTAAATTCTTGGTCAAAATTATCTCTTGGATCTGGTGGACTAGAATTCCAAGTTGAACTTATTTCTGTTGCATTTGGTAATCCAACAAAAGTGTAATATGAGTTACTTGTGGATGCAACACCGGCAATAAAGTTTTGGGCATTTAATATACGAAGTTGATCAGTTATAATTGCAGACATTTGACAGTGTTTTTTATTTATTTATCAAGTGATCAGATGTAATTATTGTATTTGAGTGGTATTACTCTAGAAACTAATGCTGAAGTTGAAATGCCATTTGATCCATTTCTGGTATATGCATCAAAAGATTTTGCATTTACCCTTTCGCCCAAAACAACTCTTCCCCAAGAGTAATTTCCAAAAAATGTAGTATGACTAATTCCACTTATTGAATTATTTGTTACACTAACAGTTACTTTGGCAACAGTGGTTGTTCCTACTCCCGGAATTGAAGTTTGAGCAGTAGAAACAGATGCAACTTCGTAAACATTATCCAAGAATTGTGTTCCTATACCTAAAATTGATCCATCGCCATAAAGTGAAGTTGATGGATTACCAACATTACTGTTATTGACAACAAAATAATAACCAGTCTGTATTCCACTAACTGTAGTTATTCCAGAACCACCCATTATATTCGCAGATCTTAAATATGAATCTGATGGAATATAAAAATTGAATGTAATTCCTGTTTGTGCTACTCCAACTATTGATGTTGTAGCAATTCCAACAATTACCCCAAAATCTCCAGAGTACGATAAAACATTATTAGTTTCATATGTTGGTGTTGGGGGTGAAATCAAAACAACTGGTGGATTGGTTGAGGTATATGCTGATCCAGTTGTAGTTCCTCCATATGAAACAATAATAGATGTGACAATACCAGAAGTTATTGAAGAAATTGCAACTGCTCTTTGTGTTGTTCCAAGACCAACAGGAGTTGCGATGGTGACTTCTGGGGCAGCACTGTATCCACTCCCTCCATTTAAGATTGATACTGAAGTTATTGTTCCACCAGATGAAACAATAGCAGTAGCTGCAGCAGATATTAATTCATTATTTGAAATAATAGAAATCTTTTTCTGATTTATTGAAGTCTGATTTTCTCTCACAGAATCAAAGAAAGTTTTTACATTATCAACAAAAATTACTGTTGATGCAATACCAACACTTTGAATTATATAAGCAGATGGTAAAACAAGAGGTTCATATAAAGTTCTGCTCTTACCAACTACAATATTATTAACCAATTTGTCACTTCTCTGGTGACACCAGGTTACAGAACGAATACAATTTGGATCATCACTAATTCCAGGACCAACATATGGATTGGTTTCTACAGTGTCAGAAGAAATGATTTTGGTTACAAGTCTTTCATCTTGCTGAATTGAGTCTATGCAAAGAGATTCATTGGCATTTATTGTCAAAGTATCACCAACTTTTACAGTTTCTATAACATCAGTAAATTGTACGTCAATTTCTCCACTACCCTTATAGAAAAGAATTTTGCATTTATCTCCTGTACCATCAATTCCATCTACTGGAGCTTTTGGTGGTTCTGCAAACGTAATGACACTTCCTCCAGTGAAAGTATAACCGTCTCCAGGAACTTGAAGGATGTCATTCAAGAATACTAATAACGTTGCTTGTACATCAATATTGGATCCTTGTTTTGATCTGATTGTAACAGGAGATCCATTCTTATTAATTGTAAATTTCCTCTTGACTCCATCAAATTGATCTTCTATTTTATCAAATACTTCCAATTCACCGATGTTCCATCCAGAAAAACTATCTGATGCAACTTTTTCAACTGTAATTTCAAAATTTGAAAATAGTTTAGAAGGGTCTGTTGGAATACCAGTTAATCCACCAGTTGCAACTGTAAGAATTTGTTTGTTTTGATATCTATATCCAAGATTTGAGATTTCAAAATCAATAACACTTGATCCCTGACCAACAACAATATCAATAGTTGCTTCTGTTCCAATTCCAGATGGACTAGAAGAACTATAAATCAAAGGTATATTGCTATAAGATAATGGAGCATCAAAAATGACATTTGGTGGGTTGGTGGCGGTATATCCAGAACCAGGATTGGTAATTGTAACACTTACAATATGACCATTACTTACAGAAGCAGTTCCTATGAACTGAATATTTGGATTACCTACTGATGAAGTAAATACGCCAACATTGACTACTGTTTGAATTCCTGCTCTATACCCAGATCCACTATTTCCAATACTAATTGAAGATATTGTCCCTGCAATTGAAACAATTGCTGTTCCACCAGCAGAAACTAATGGTTGATACCCAAGTCCTGCAGTTGAACCTACTGATACAATAACTCCACCAACCGGGATAGTTGCAGTATTTGGATCTGAAGAAACCGATGTTGCTGCTCCAAGGAAAGAAATTGAAGTAATTCCTGCATTTTCAGATAAATTATAATCTTGTGTTTGAAGAAGAGTTCCTTGTGGACCTTGGAAAACACCATTAATTAATACAATAGAATTGTTTGTGGAAAATCCAGTAATATTCTGCCCATTTGCCTTTAAAATAAAATGTTTTGTCGATGCATCAAATTGATCTGAAATATCATCGAAAATATAATTTTTAGAATATGTTTCATTTGTTGATCCAATCGAAGCATTTCTTAAGAAGGTTCTTCCTTGGAATTTTGCCGATGTTGAAATTCCGGTCCAGTCTCTTTCATCTGGACTGTTGGTAGATGAACCAATTGGAGTCAATCCTTTTGGAGCATCAACAAAATTAATAGTATTATCAACAATATTGTAATTTCCAGTTATTTTGGTTACTAGTGAAGATGTAGAATGTGTTGACAAACCTGTTCCCATCCATGGTCTTTTAACTAAAATATAGTTTGTACTTCCAAATCCAACACTCTCAATTTTCATTATCTCATCATTGACTTTTATAAGATCACCGCTAAAGAATGACGTTATTCCAGAGAATTTAAGAACGTTATCAGTTCTTGATACGCTTGTTGTAATTCCCGTTGTTACTGACGTTGAAACAATTGGTGATTGGATATAGTTATCAATTGCGATTAAACATCTACCATTTTGGTTTTTTGATGTTAATGTATGCGAAGCTCCTATACCAACGCTTACAATATCTAAAGCAGCAGGAGTTGTTTTTAAAGCATCTTCTGCACTTCTCGCAAGTTTAACTCTTCTTTCATCAACTTTGATTGCAAAAACTTTAGAAGGAACTTTATTAGTTACACCAATACCAGTACCAAAATCAGTTGATGCAATACCAATTGCTTGTGTACTTCCAGCTCCAGAATGTGTATAAATGAGTTCCTCTCCAGTAACAAAGAAATGTCCAGAGATAACAATACTGTTAGAATCAGTATCCACGACAGAACTATCATTTCCTAGGAAATCTCTTTGGAATATATTTCTTCCACCATGTGTCAATCCAAATGCTCTCTTTACGTCGGAGAAAGTTCCTTCGTACATTGCAAATCCCGCATTTATTTCTCCATTGTTCATGTCAATATTTAAATTTGATGTCAATGATGTTGGGTTTACCAACTGTAAAGACATTTGAAACACTCTAACTTGAACATTAATGTTTGGATTTGGGGTAAAATATAGTTGAGTGTGTGTTGTACCAGCACCAGCTCCTATTGTTCCAACTCCTGATACTGTTTCTATGCTTCCATATTCAGTTATAAATGCTTCACTATCATCATCAACAACAATAACTTCAGACATTTGATAATGTCCATTGGTTACATCTTCAGCACAAACTATGAAGTATGATGCATCATGCTGATCCTCAAGATCTGTGGGATCAAAGATATTATTATTATATTGGGCAATTACATGCTGTGTAGGTGTTGGTGACGATGAAATTGTAGTGATTGTAGAATCAATAAATCCAATGCTTTCATCAACAGGTCCAAAAATGTAAGTGCCAATGCCAGTTGATGAAGTATTCGCTATTGAAACTTGTATCGTGTTTACATTTACAGTTCCTACACCTGCATTTACAGTAAAATCTACGTTTATATTTGATCCAGATATGTAAGCAGAATATGTTCCTAATCCAGACGATGCTTCAAAAGTGTCTAGACCAAATGTTGTCATCTGCCCATATTCTAAAAGATAAACTTCACTGTTATCATGAATAAGACTTAACTCATTAACCTCATAAACAGTGCTATCTCCAACCTTATCAACTTCAACTAGTATTTTTGATGCTCTGTAAGAATTTGCAATTGATACTATAGTTCCTGTAGATGCTGGTGCAATTGATGTTTTGTTAGTTTTAATTAAAACAGTATCACCTAAAGAAGTAGATCCAACACCAGAGACAGAACTATCTAAATTAAAACTAATATAACTTATATCAAAATCATTAACTTCATATAATGTGGGATAGAAAAGAAGATAACCATCACCTTCACTGAAGGTTACATCAAAACTACCCAAATCATAAGCAGTTTCAACTCTACCATATTGACTTAAGTATCCTCTTACTCCATTATGAGCAATACTAACCATCATAGATTGTCTTTCACCAGTATATCTCTTATCCCTCATATAGGTGAAATACTTCTTAACTTTTTGTCCAATATCGAAACTGTCTACTATAGCATATGGGGTTGATCTTGGTTCACTGTTAAATTGTCCACTAATGTCATCTATTATTAAGACTCTGTTACCAATAGATTCAAAAAAGTCTGTTAAAACTCTATTTGAAAAATAAATTTCAGATGATACAATTCTATCTGAAACATTCAGTTTATTTTCAAAAACAGAATCATAATCAACATAACAAGACAAATCATATTCACTTACCAAGTCATTAAATGTGTCTACTGTACTTCCAGAGTTTGGTGTATTTGATATAATTTGCGTTCCTGCTGATGATTCTATTTGTAAATCAGAAAATTTAACAAATCCAGAATTGTGAGAGAGTGAACTAACAACATTGTTCCATTCTTCAAAAGGAACATGAGATTTAATTGTATATGAGAAGTTTTGATAATACTCGTTATTTTGAATTCTGTGAAGATTATTATTTAAAAATCCAACTTCATTTTCCCAACCAATTATAACTTCTGAAGCAGCATCTGTATCAACATATGCATTAAAGTTGTATTTTTTACCAACTACACCTGTTGTTTTTGTTCCCAATCCTTTAATGATATCACCTGGATTAAATTCTTTTGATGATGAAAGTTTTAAAATATTGACTTTTTCATTCCAACTTTCAACTTGTCCGACTTTGTTTTCGGATACAACCAATTCTCCTTTGGCAAAAGAACTTTTCTTTAATTTTACGTCAAAAATTGGAAAATCCTTTTGAGCAACAATTCTTCCTGAAGAATTAAGTGCATCAAAATTACCTGGAATTTCCCCTCCATTTAAGAAGTTGGACATATTAAAAGTAACTATTCCAACATTGCCACCTAACCCAGAAGTTCCCTGTGGAACAGCAGTTAAAGTAAATAATTCATATCCATAATTTGAAGAATTATATCCTTTTCCAGTTGTAGCAATACCAACACTAACATTTTCAATTAAAACTTTGTCTCCAACAGAAAATGGGAAAATATCACTAAAACCAGTATTTAATCCAACTGAAACATCTTTTGTTATTGGATTGTAAGTGATAGATTCTATTCTACATCCGTTAGAATTGTTGATTGGAATAATTTTTGGTTTTCCGGTTATTCCGTCAGTGTTTTTTAATATTTGAACAAATTTTTGACCAATAGAAAATTTCAGATCAGTATCATCAACTATTTCGTTAGTATATTCGTCAATTAAAACAAGTCCTGGTGATAAAGAATATCCATTACCGGCAGAAGTAACACCAATGTAATCTAATTTGTTTAATGGGAGAACTTCAAATACTTCTGGAAGATTGCAAGAAGGTCTTAAAGTTTTATCTGTCGGATAATCATATCCAAGTAAATCTGATGAAATAGAGACAACAGTTCCGATACCAGCACCAAAAGGAGTAAGTATTGCATCAATACCACCTTCACTTGTTATAGTTGATATTCCTGGCAGTTTTGTGTAACCATATCCATTGTACTGCACCTTTATAGTTGAAATTCCACCAACTGCTTGTGATGATGTAGTTTTATACGATAAACTGCCTTGAGTTAAAGTATATGAAGATGATTCTGGCGATCCAATAAGATTGTATGTGAAAGTTGTACTTCCTACTCCAGAAACAGTAAAAGAACCATTGTATTTGCTTGAAATAATATTCAATAAATTGTTATTCTTGACATCTTCATCTAAAACAATTTCAGATTTTACTGGAGGAATGAAATTCGACTTGGTTGGAACTAATTTATAAAATAGTTTAGATGGAACTCTATCATCTACTGTTAAAGTTAGTTTAGCATTTGAAGAAATACCAACTGCTCCAATAGAAGAAACATTGAATACATTTCCGGATAAAGTGCCATAAAATTCTTGAGTAAATTGTTCGTCAGTATACAACTTTAATTCAAATGCAGAATATACTGATGATCCAGAAACAAACGATAATGAACTATCCGACAAATCAAATACAACTCTATTATCTCTATAAACCAATACTTCTGGATTAATTGGAGATAGTGTCCCTGATGATGCAGATGTTATATTTACAATATCTTTTTCAAATGTACTAGTACCGTATTTTGAAGTGGATAATTTAATTGAGTCATTTGTATAACGAATCGCATAATAAATTTTTTCACTTTGAAGTCCACCACATGGCGAAGATGCTGTATGAATAACACTATCACCAGTCTTTAAATTGTGATTTAAAATTTGAATGGTATCCGTGACTATATCAACATCAGATGCTGTAAATGTTCTTGGATTTACGACCATTCTTCTGTGATAATCATTATATTTTATAGTTACAGTATTTGTTGTAGATGGTTTAATAGATACTGTAACTTGATCGGAAATTGCCAAATTATGAGTTGATGCTGTAGATACCGTTACAATATTTTTTGTGACTTCAGACTTTACAGAATTTTGTTTGATAGTTTTAAAACTATGATAAACATCAGTTCCAAAATCAAGGAAATACAATAATCCACCAGTCGTTCCTACACCAGCAAAAGTTCCTGTTGTTCCTATTCCTATCTTAACTGTTGAAATTCCCAAAAGATTTTGAGAAATATTCGCTGCGTATACTGTGCTAGAATCTTGTAGTCTGAAAATACTGGATCCTGTTGATACTTGAATTGGTGTTCCACCATTACTTGAGTAAATTAACGGGTCTCCAGTGGTAATATTATGTTGTGGTATATAAATTGATTGTGTTGGAATAAAAATTTGAGTAATTCCAGCTCCAACATTTGAAAAGACTATAGTTGAACCTATTCCAACACCAGAAATACTTCCTAGTCCAACAGACTCTCCTGGGTTGAAGTAAATTTGATAGTCTCTTTCAAAAACTACATTTGATTGTGGTTTAGAATTAAAAGTAAATTTTCTAGAAATTTCAGTAACAACAGATGTTGCAGTGTGTGCTGATCCAGTTGTTCCTTCAACTTCTCTTAAAACTCTTAATCTGGACGATAATAAATCTACGTTTAAAACTTTAAACTTTTCATTTTCAATTTGAACAATATCATTTTCTCTAACTGTAGAGTTACTTAAATTTCCAGATAATGAAATATAAGTAACTATTCCAGTGGTAGATGTGTTACCTATTGATGTTGCAAGAGAATATTTTTCACTTGTAACTCCAATTACATGCGCTCCATCTAGTCCTGATGAAAAAGTCGTAATGCCAGAAATAGTAACCAGATCTCCATTCAATAAATTATGGGGAGAATTTGAATAAACTACATATCTACCATCTGCATTTAAAGGAGATATTTCGGCATTATAAATTACAGTCGATGCAGCACTAACAGAAGAAATTTCTTTTCCTGTAACCTCACTAACTATTGCAGATGCTCCAGTTCCTCCTGTTCCTTCATTGTCAAATACTATTTCATCGCCAACTTTATATCCACTTCCACCATTATCAATGACAATACTATCAATCTGACCTTCTGATGCAACTTTAATGTTTGCCAAGTAATTCTTATCTCTCAATGGAGAGAAGAAGTAATCATAAAAAGTGTTAAGACTTTGCGTATTGTAAGGAGAGGTATTCCTCAACCATGGATTTGTACGATTTTTATCGGACAAGTCATATTTGCTCTGATTTGATTCTTTATCAAAATTAAAATCTATTGGTTTTGATTTAAAAGTATTTCCAATTACATATGGGAATACTGGTTTTTTATATCCAGTAAATGGAAAGACAGACTCAACAAACGAAACATCTACAGTTGTAAAGTATGCATAAGTTCCATTTGGATACTCTGGTGTTACACAGTATCTTCCATTATGCTCGTCTAAATCTCCATTTCCTTTAAATTCATAGTCTTCTACAAAAAACCCTTCAGGAAAACGTGGTCTATTTTCTTTGGATACCAATTCATATCCAGACTTCATAAGTCTAGTTGTTCCGCCAGTTCTACTTGCAAATCCATATGGACCATAAATTGGATTTCCATCATATGCCCATCCAATAATTGGTGAATGATATCTTGAATTTATTTCAGAACCATTCACAAGTTGCAAATCAAAAACACCATATTTTGTCTCATTATTTTGAATTTTTTGATATACAGATTCTCTTAATTTTCTAGGAGTATATAAGTGAGAGTATTGTAATCCGTTATTGTCATTCAGTGACTGTTTAATATATCCATCATCCAACGAAGTAATATTTAAATTCTTTTGGAATGCATTTACGTTCCACTGTTTTATATCGAATGATAGATCAGCACCTCTTCCCGAAGGAACTACCGTAATTGCAGTAGAAGAATTAAATCCAGATCCGCCATTTATTACTTTTACTGAAGATAATCTTCCGTTTCTTAAAACAGGAGTTAAAACTGCATTAGTACCAATTCCAGATATTAAAAGATCTGGAGGAGAATTATATTGTTCTCCTCCATAATTAACAATTACTTCTGTAATAGATCCATCATTGACGATTGGAAACAACTCTGCATCTTTTCCACTTAAAAATTCATAATTTGGTTGACGACTATAATTCAAAATTTCGGATGATCCATAACCAATTCCACCAGATTTTATGTCAACTGATTCAATTCCACCTCTAAAAATTGGTTGAATTTTAGCATTAAAATCCTGACCAGAAAATGTTGATACTCCAATTAGACCAGAAATAGTTACAGTTATTGGTTCATAATTAAACGTATGTACACCACTTCCTGTTGAAGTCAATTGCACATACTGTTGAGTTTCATAATAAAAATACTTGTTTGTAGATGCTACTCCAACTGGAGAAAGTTTAAAATTGTCATCATCTACTTTTGTAACAATATATCTTGAAATTGTGGATAATCCTGAAATAATATTTCCAGATGAATTGTATACTATCACCTCTCCAGAATTATATCCATGATCTTGAATATTAATGTATCCTAAAGATGTATTAATTCCTGAAATTTGACAAGTTCTTTCTTTATTTTGATAATTCTCTCCTGAATTTGTAACTAAAATACTTGTAATTATTTTCTTCTTATCGAGAGATTCAAATCTATGATTTCCTGTTCCATAATCATTAAGTGAAATAGCATTTGTTCCAGAGAGTGCGTCTCCTTCCGTATTATAGAGTTTAATAGTCTGCTCATCTATAACATTAGCATAATATAATGAATTGGTTGTTAACCCAGATATTGCCTTTTCACCATCTGTTTTATAAACAACTTGCTCAATGCCTCTAAACTTATGATAAGTGGAAAATCCGATTGTATCGTTTGAAAGATTTACATATCCAGAAACTACAGTTGAATCAAAAGAAACAGAATGAACAATTAAAGATGTATTAACTTTTGCTTCTGCTCCAATTCCATTGCCACCAGTAATATCAATTACTGGATCTCCCATATAATCAAATCCAGTTTCTATTACATCAATTCTTTGTAAATTTCCAGATACTGATACTGTTCCAGTTGCCCCAATTCCAATTTCATCTGTTATTAAAAGTTTGGGTGGGTTTATAATATCATAGTTATCACCGGATCTGTTTACAAAACATTTTTGAATTTCTCCATATCTAACAAAATCAGTGGCTTTATAGTTTGTCAGTTCAACTCCGTTTACAAACATTCCAATATTTGAACCAATAGGAGTTGGATATGTCCCGCTTTCGTTATTTGGTTCTGGGAAAAACCTTAATAAATTTTGAGATTTAATGGGAGCATCTTTAAATTCAGCTGGTTGAATATAATTGGATGTTACAATTCCAGAAACAGATAAAAAGTTATTTTTGAAAACATCTGCTCTACTTCTTGCAAGTTTTAATTGATTAGAATTTATTCTCTTTACAAAATATATTCCTTCATCAAACGCTGTAAATTTACTTTCAACCTCTACAGATACTCCATCTCCATCATCATCATTAAATAAAATTCCTTTTTTATAATAAATGGAATCCCCAGTATAATATCCATGATCATTGATATTTGATGGATAATTATTAATCGTTAAAGTGTCTCCAGAAAAAGTTCCATTTAGAGGAATAACTCTGTCATAAAATGATAAAGGTTGATTTTTATATGATGGTATTGATGGTGAAGCAACTAAAACTTCTCCATCAAAATTGCAATAAACACTTTGTATATCTGAATTATAACTGTTAATATATGAATACTTTTGTAAGTTTGTGCTTACTTGTGATTTTTTTATTTTTCTTTCAATAGAATACTTTCCATTTACACCTAAAAGTCCTTGACCACGTATAGTGAAAGTTTTCCTATCAAAAATTGCAACTATATTGCAATCGTATGAATTATCATTGCTATCTTTTAAAGTTGCAGCATCTCCTACAAAGAAAATATTGTCATCATACGTTTTTACTCTATATGTTTGATTAGAACTGTCAATTAAAGATATTTGTTCTATGTTATATCTTAATGGAATATTTAAGACCCAATCAACTGCTTTTGAAGTTGTATTTGCAATTCCAGGATAAGTTAAACTTGCAGAATCACCTTTTGAAAAATAAAATGTATCATCTACAATTTGTACATTCTTAAAAATAGATCCGATCCTAACCTTAACTGGATTGGATGTGGATAATCCCGAATATCCATATGCATAAGCATCAAGCCTAATTGTTGAACCGATACTAACTGAAAATGAAGTTGGTTCTACTCCAAAAAATTGTGTTAATGTCTTTGAGGAATATGATAGACTTTCATTACTTCCATTTGAAAGAGATACAACAATTTTTCCAGAATCTGGGAATCCAACTGTTGAATCTACATCGAGTGTTGTTGAACCTGAAGAAACTTGTGTAGTAGTTCTTGTGTTTGGATGAGGTACAAACGGTGCATAAGAATTTCCAGTTGTATTTTTTGGATCATCATAATCATAATTTAATTTTAATCTATAGTAATCTTTAGTATCTGTTTTTAGGACTTCAATATCAGCAATTGCTGCTTCTGAACGTTGAATTCCATAATTGCTAATGGCATCTTGATATAATGTTCTGTTTTTTAAGGTTGATGGATCTCCTTCTATTGCTTCAACGATAATATCTTTTGTTTTTCTAAAAATAGCGTCAGAAGGTTTTAACAGAAAATCTTTTGGATTGATAACTCTAATATCATCTCCATAAAGCATTCCAAAAAGAATTCTAACTGATTCTTCAGTTCCCTTTGAATCATAAAAATCCGAAATTTTACCAATCAGAGTCTTTTGATTGACTTTTGAAGAAATGTCCCTATCTTCAAACCCAGGAAGAAATTGGTCTTTTAATTTTCTTAAAAACTTTTCTAAAAATAAAACGCTTAAGTTTTCAATAGTAGATTCACCACTATGTGCTGCCGCTTCGGTTTCTTTAAAAACTAATTGTTCTGGACTATCTCCCTTTCCATATTTTACAACCCCACTAAAACCACGAACACACTCATCAAATGTCCTGTCGGTTTTTGATTTATAAAGAATAATTTCATCATTTATTTTTAATAAACCATATCTATCGGGAAAACCATACGTTCCCAAAAGATTTTCAGATGGATTGTATACAGCTGATATAGAAGTGCTGAACTCATCTAACTCTCCATCGAGAACACAATTTTTGCTGTGGTTTGTCAGTGAGTCTAAATCAAAATATTGGTCTATATTTTGCAATAGATCTAAAGTAGAACCAGTATATCCCTGTGACGCATAATATTCTTTAAAAAATTCATTTATAAGTGGATATCCGTCTCTTACAAAAGCAGGAAGTTGTGAAGAGATAAGATCTTTAATTTTGACTCTGGTTCTATCTGTTGATATCATTTTACTGCTTTAATTAAATTAGTTAATGGTAGTTGAGGAAGGAGTTGTGGTAGTTGCGAGTATTGGTGTTCCTCGTACTAAACTTGTATTTGCATAACTTGAAGAAACAATGTAACTACTTCCAGAAACATCAGCTCCAGATGAAATGGTATCTGGTAAAGCATTGATAGTGCTGTTATTAATATCTATCTGCAAATAAAGATCCTGTAATCCGATAACATCATTTGAATGAGGAGAAACTGAAATTTGAACAATAGAGACTCCACCATCCTGAAGTTCAGTTCTGATTATGTTAATTGGATTGAGTCTAATTTCACCTTTCAAATAATCAATTTGACCGATTGAGTCTCTTACAATTTCTGGATTTCTTGCAGAATTTAACTTGAATAAGAATATTGTACCGTATCTTCTACTACTTGTGCTTGTTGTATTTGGTCTATCGCCAAGATAGACTGCATATGGATACCCACTTACATAAAATGCACTTGTCTTAATATTGTATCCAGTTTCATTTCCGATATGGAATTGATTTCCATAGCATATTTCATATTCTGCTAAAGTATTGATAGCGGCTTTTAAATCTCTTCTCATCGTAACATTTGTAATGTTAGATGTAATTGACTGGTGACTATCATCAACCAACTTTAAGAATTTACTATATTTGAAACGAGCACCAAAAGTATTTAATTCTGGAGACTCTGCATATTCTTGAACATTTTGTAATGCAAGAGAAGTTACAAATGCTTGACTTGGAGCTAAATTGCTGTTGTAATAAGCGACAACATCAGTCTCAAGATACAAATATTTTAGATCAACAATTTCGGGTTGAATTCCTGCTACCGCATATTGACGCAATTTCGTCTTGATTTCATTCTTTGCAGAGTTTGACAAATATGGTCCATTCGTCGGTTTAATTGCCAAGAATACTTTTCCATATTGAGGTGGATTCAATTCCTCTCCACCATAGGCAGCAATTGCATCAATGAATGGATATACTTTGGGAGTAATGATTTCATAATCCCTTGATGTCACTGCTCTATATCTTGCTGAATAAAATCTTGGAGCATACTTTTTAATAGAGTCAACACTTTCTATAGATTTTCCGTTTGATGAGACCTCTTGTGTAGTGATTTGAGAAATTCCAGACAATGCGACAGTTTCTGCACCACTTGAAGTATATGTTATTCTTCCAGTAAATCTAAAGGAGTCAATTCTATTCGCTAGTGCTCCATTTGTTGTGATGTAAGAAACTTCAATGTAACTATTATCAGGTGGTTTTACCCCAAAGACATCATCTCCAAAAATTAATTCATATCTTTCATCTTCAATTTCATTAATATAAAAAACTGGTTCTGTTGGACCAACTCCAAAAATTGAATCTGTTTGTCTATATTCTCTTGATATTGTTGATGTTCTAGATGGCTTAACAGTGACTCTAATAGTTTCAGTGTCAATTCCTGCGTTTGGTAAAATATATCTTTGTCTTGGAGTAAGAGGATTTACAGTAAAATCTGCCGTTAAATATGTTCCCTCATAAACTTCTACATTTTCAAACAAAGCAAAGTTTGAAATAACTGGAACAGTTATGTCTGACAAAGATGCAAATGTAAAATTATCCCCAACATATCCAGTTCCTGTAGCACACACCAAACCTTTATGTAGAGTAAGAGATGCTGGTGGTGTTTGATAACCTGTTGATGTATCTACAAAAAATGTTATAAGTGCTTTTGCACATTTTTTAGATCTTGGTACGTAACCAATATTTCTTGCAAGAGAAACAACATTTTCTCTTAGAGTTGCACTATCAATAAAGACTTCGTTTGTCACCATGTTTGCATTATATGATGCAATATAGGTGTTATATGCAAGCATATCAACAATCACAGAAAGATTTGATCCCTCAAAATCATAATCAGTGAAATTTGAGTTATTTCTTAAGTAATCTCTGATTGACTGCTTAATCTGGTCAAAATCCAGATTTGTAAAATTAATAAGTGACATTATCGTGACTGTTGTAAAGCAAAGTCTAACTGTTGTGGTTGAGCTTCGATACCAATAATATCATAGACAATTCTGACATAATACCCAGTATCATTTTCATCCACTTCAACATTAACTTCTTTTAAACTAACTCTCGGTTCAAATGTTCTGATGGTATCTTCAATACTCGATTGAATTGCTGCAGCACTGATAAAGTCAACATTTTCAAAAAGGGTTACAGAAACGTCAGATCCGAGTCTTTGATTAAAAGGTCTTTCCCCTCTTTGAGTTAAAACCAAATTTTGAATTGAACGAGCAATAGCACTTTCATTTCGCAGGTCAACCAAGTCACGATTCAACGGATTAGTCCCAAAAGAAAGACTAATGTCTCTAAATGCTTGGCTGACCCTTTCGATTGGCATTTAAATTACAGTATTTTTTCTATTTATTAGGTTCATAGAGGGGTTCAGTGCCATATTCCCAGTCATCATAATCAGCATCATTACGAATTTTTGAGTGTAATTCGTTTTGATACTTAAAATTATGCTTTTTTTTGTTTAAGTCATAGTTAGCAATCTCTTGAATCACTTTTTTTGACTTAATTTTTTCTTCCCAACCATACTCACTTGACAAATATTGAGTTCCCCACTCATTTTTCATAAAATTTTCGTCTTTATCGACTTGTTTGGTCATTTTTTTGCTCCTGATTTTGTAAATCAGAACTTTTTACGGGGTTGCTATCCCGAATTTCTGTAATTTCGTACATAAAATCATCGGAAGTCTCAATTTTACGACGATTTTCGACGGAATATTCGGTTAAATCTATTTCGTACCCTGGATTTTTGGTAATTCTATTCTTTGTCCAGGCATCATCATACCATAAAATCTTATTATTGGGATATGCATAGAAGTTTCCATTATCCATCTTGAAAAAATGAGCACATTTATGCTCTGGAGTCTCACTAAAGTTGGTATTCAGTGTAGATTTTGACTCCCAGGACCAATCAAGAGTGAACAAATAGGTCCCTTCGTTCTTCTGCCCCTTATAATTGATTAATTCTGCACGCAATCCTGCTAATCTTGAACGAATTTGAACATCAATATAAGGAGAAAAACAATCCCACCACATACATTCTTCTAGTTCGGGAACTGGTGCATCTGGTTTCCAGCAAAATGCATGAATTGGTCTGCGAGTCCAGTTAACTCCATTCTCTAAAAATGCCTCAAACAGTGGTACATGCTTCTCTAATGATGCTACAGAGTGTACGTCACATAAAGTTACCTCTCCATGTCCTTTTTTATGATTATAAAGAAACTCATTACGAATGTAACAAGTAATTGTTGGAAGATTGTGATTGAGATATGCCATATAAAAATCCAATAAAAAAGCATGTATTGCTACATGCCATTTAATCTATTTACCTTGTCCGCGATATTTTTTCTTTCTTCCATTGCGAGAGGTTGCTGAAAGTAATGTGCGAGGAGAACGCCCTTGGCGAGTTTTCTTCGGTGCTCCAGGTTCGAACAGTATTTTATTTGATCCACCTTTAGCCATAAATCACCTCCATCAAATAATACGAGTCTTTTCGTGTCCAACACGAATCCGAGGATCGCACCAGATTTCAAAGCCTTCTTCTTTGGCATCCAGACAGAATGAAACATCCTCACCACACATATC